TGATATGACCACATCCTTTCTAATTGCACGAATGGGAAACCCGAAATTCAAAACACGGTTTAACGCCTTGATGGCTCCCCATCAGAGAAAATATGAGGCTGGAAAGCTCGACATGGAAATGCAAGGCCAGATCATGGCGCGAGCAGTTTCAGAGACGATCTTGCTTGATTGGAAGGGGCTGACGCTTGACGGAAAGGAAATCAAATACTCGAAAGAAAGAGCGTTTGAGATCTTGTCTGATGCGACTGCTGAAGAGTTCTTAGCGTTGATCTTGGAATACGCGCAAGACAACGAAAGATTTAGAAACGAAAAATTGGAGACAAGCTCAAAAAACTAAAACGCTGGATGCGATGGCAGATGACGTGGGGCCACTATGAGGAAAAACTTCTGAATGGAACCATCGATGCGACACAGATGCCTTTTCTGCAATCACGTCCAGATCTTACACCAGAAGAGGGGGAAATTGTTGAAGCGTTTCAGTTTCTCACCTCAAGTCGCAACGTAGGCATGGCGGTTGGAGCAATCCCTTTCGGAGAAATTGCACAATACGCCGAAATGACAAGTCAAATAGACTTCTGGGGCTTCATTCTCTTGGTTCAAACTTTGGACGCTGAATATGTCGTGATTGCGGGTGAAAAAACAAAATGACCACTTTAGCCAGACTTAATATTGTCGTTGATGCTGACGCAGCGAAAAGACAGCTTCGTAGCTTAGAGCAAGTTGCGAAGAGAAGCGCGGGGATAATCCAAGGTGCGTTTCAGAGGTCACTTTCGATCTTTCAAGGTTTGACGCGACAGATCTTCTCACTTCGATCGGCGTTTCTAGGTTTGGGCGCTGGTTTGATTGTTCGAGATTTTATCAAAGTTGCGAAAACGCTCGAACAGGTGAAGTTTCAAATGGTGGCGGTGACAAAAGACACCAAAATCGCCAATCAGATTTTCAAGAACACAAGGCAATTTGCAACAGAGGTTTCGTTTAGTTTTGAGGATTTAATTGGTTCATCAACACGGATGGCGGCACAGTTAAAAGGTGACGCGAAAGAAGTTGATTTTTTCTTGCGAGCGGCGGCTGATATTTCTGCGGTCACGGGTCTGACTGTCGAAGAAAGCACAAACAACTTGATGAGAATGCTTGCGGCTGGCGCTGCCTCGGCTGATCAGTTTAGAGAGCGCGGCGTCCTTGCCATGCTTGGCTTTACTGCGGGTGTTTCTTACAGCGCAGAAGAAACAAAAAAGAAACTTGTGGCAGCATTTCAAAGCGGTGGAAGTATTCTTGAGGGTGTCGCTGGGCAGATGGCGACAACTTTCTCAGGATCTCTTTCAATGATCGGGGATAAGGTTTTTGAGCTAAAGTCACGGGTCATGGAAGCTGGGGTTTTTGATTTTCTCAAAGATGCGGCTGACTTTATTAATTTAGAACTTGATGCTGCCCTTCAAACCTTGGGAAATAACGCTGCAACTGTTGGCACTCGCATCACTGGTTTTCTTGATGACATGGTGATTTATGCGGCTGGAACAGTTGATGGCTTGGTCAACACCACGAAAGCTGCCTTGCAGTTCTTTGACAGCGTGAGGGCGGCATATAACAAATTCAATGACTTTGCTGGCGGCAACTTGCCAAGTTTTGGCCTGATCGGGTTTATTATTTTTGGCAAAAAAGGCGGTATTATCGGTGTGATAGCCGCAACACTTGCGGGAATTGCTGACTACATAAGCGGTTGGATTTCGACACAAATTGCGAACATCATTGGCATGGCTAAAAATGCCCTTCCTGATAAGGGCTACAAAGAGGGATTGGCGTCTGGAACTGCTAGAGAGGCATTTGCAAACAAGGGATACAGCCTCGCTCAACAAAACAATATGCTAATTAAGCTTCAAGGCAAAAGCCAAGAGAAGCGAATGGCAGTATATGCTGACCACGGCGTTTTCCCTAATGCCGATGGAACCTTTCGGACAGAAAGCCAATATTTGGGAAGGTTTGGAAAACAAAAGACCGCACTTGAAAAGGCCGAAATGGGTTTTCGCACAGATGCTCAAAGGTACAAAGACGGAGATCTTGGGTTTCGGCATACCGCAGGGCAAATGATCGAAAGATTAAAGAAAGAGGGATATATCCCAAGCACTCAAGGCGCGAATATGGGTGCGCTCGGAATTGAGTTGGATACGTTCACGGGCGCTGGCGACATGGCGAGCAAGTTCTTTGATTTTCTAGAAGGTCGAAGATCCACCAGAGCGGCACAAGCCAACCAGTCAGCGTATGAGGACGCGGCATATGGTGGCCCCAGAACAAGCGGAACATCACCCACCACCCCACCATCAAGTGGCCCCACAAAGCCTCTCGCAGCGCATGTTCTGCAAGCTCAGATGAACACTGAACTCGAAAAGATGATTGGTCTTTTGCAAACAGGCGAAATGACCTTCGATCAATTCAACAGTCAGAAAGAATTGATGGGTCAGCTAATCGCAGCGGAGATCCCTCTGGTCGGTCAATTAACGGCTGAACAGCAGAAAGAAAAAGACAACATCACGGCCTTGCACAAAGGCACAGAGAAATACAACAACATGCTCGAAAAACTGGGCGTCACTTATTCGAACACAGCCTCAAAGTTCTCGGAGGGCTTTTTGACAGCGGCGGCGGTGGCTGGCGATGCTGCGGAAAAAACCATGCAGTTCGGCACTCAGATGTATCAGGGTCTTGAGGACGGGCTGGATCAGTTCTTGAGAACAGGGAAGTTTAACTTCCAAAGCTTCATGCGAGACATGGCCCAAGAGTTTTTGATTATGACCGCAAAGATGGCAATGGCAAAAATGGCTACAGCGATGTTTGGTGGCTTCATGGCTGGCGGTGGTCAGATGGCCCCTAATCGCGCCTATGTGGTGGGCGAAAGAGGCCGAGAGGTCTTTGTCCCGAATGAGGCGGGAAGGCTTTTCTCTAACGATCAACTCGGCGGCGGTGGCGTCACGATAAATCAAAACTTTGATTTCAGAAATGCAGATCACACAACCGAGGCAAGACTTCGCCAGCAAGCAGCGGTCATTCAAGAAAATACTCGGAGATCCATTTATCAGGACATGCAGGATGGTGGTTCAATTTCTAAATTAACTGGAAGAAGATAATGGCTCTGATTACCTTTCCCGACATTATAAAACCAACGAATTTATCTTTCGGCATTCAAGGATCTTCTCAAGCTTTTGTGTCAGAGTTCACAGGCACAAGTCAGCATGTCAGGCTACCAACCGCAAGATGGTATGGGTCAGCGAATTGGGAAAACCTTACGGGTGATGATTTTGACAGCTTGAAAGTGTTCCTCACACAGCTTGAGGGCGCGTTTAACACGTTTGCTTTTGGCGATGTAAGCCGAGACACCCCGCAATCTGGTTTGGCCTCTACAGTGGTCTTACAAGCGCAGACAACGGCATCCGCTCACTCCACTCAGATGACCATTCAGAGAAGCAGCACAGAAAGCTCAACAAGCATTTCTGGCACAGTCTCAGCCTTCAAAAAGGGTGATTATTTTCACGTTACTTCGGCAAAAGGCCAAGAATTAAAAGTTATCACCGCAGATGCAACAATCACAAACACAGGAACAACGCAGATCAACTTTGCGCCAGCACTTCGAGGGGCTGTCTCGACGGGTGCAAATCTAACAAGACATGCGGCAAGGGCGATCATGCGCCTTTCAAGCAATGATCAAAACTCATGGGAAATCGCGCCCCCTGTTCTGGGTAGCTTTGGTTTTTCCTTTATGGAGTCATTTTAATGTCGAGAGAGTTTGACAGCACTGCACAAAGCGCTCGGTCTGTAGATTTTTCGCGCTGCTATTTTATAAGGTTGGTCGTGCCAAACTGGACTGCCTCGCCCTTTACGGATGGAGTTCTGCGGTTCAACACTTCATCTTTAGACTTTGACGTGAACGGGCCTGATGATAGCTCGACAGCAACATATTACGGTGGCGAGGGTATTGTCAGCGTAGCGGCTATTTCAGAAACAACAGAGTTAAAGAGAAATGGCCTACAAATAGTTTTCAACGGGCTAAACAATGAACTTTTAAATTTATTTCTCACCAGTTCATACGACATCAATAAGACCCAAGCATTTATTTACGATGCAGCGATGAACCCCAGCGGCACGATTGAACATGCCAATTTAAACTTGGTGAGGGTTCACAAAGGCTTGGTCGACAGCGTGAAGTATAACACTTCAAGCAGCAACACTAGCATCGTCATAAAGACCGTCAGTCAGTTCTCAGATTGGTCACGCCCCAGACTAGATGCTCTTAATGATGGATCTCAAAAGGAAAAAGATAGCACAGACCAATCATTGCAGTTTTTAGCTGATGGGGTCGGGTCTTTAAAGCAAGTGACTTGGGGCAACGGATGAATAGTCTAGACAGCTATATAATCAGAGCCATGAAAAGAGGTTTTTCTTATGGAGAAAACGACTGCGTTTTGTTCACGGGATTATACTTCCAAAGACTAGGCGCCCCTGTTTTTGAGGTGATTGAAGAAAACATCAAAATAAATCGGAAAAACTGGCCCAGTTCATTCAAGAAATTAGAGCAAGTCGCAGCAAAGTTTAAATTTAAAAACGTCAGCGAAATGCACGAATGCCTTATCCTCAAAATGGGGTTCACTAAAGCAGAAAACCCTCAAGACGGGGATCTGGTCTTGGATTTTGACAAGCACACTTTAGGGCTTGGCTGGAAGGGCGGCTCTGCGTTTTTGAGTGATGAAAGCGGCATCACTGTCTGTAATCCCGTACATGCCACCAGATGGAGATTTGAATGCCCCAATTAGCCACAGCGGGTATTGTTTACCTTATGAACGCAGGGCTTTCTATGGCTGCTGCACAAGTGATTGTTTATGGCTCAATGGTTATTGCGACTGGTTATGCCAGTGTAAAAATTGCTGAACAAAAAACGCGCGAAATGGAAGCTGATGCCCGTAGAAAGGCTCGCAATCGCGCTCAAGAAATTCAAAACATGCAGTTTGGAACTGTTGCTCCAAGAAGGTTTCTTTATGGAGAAATGGTTGTTAATGGGCATTTAATTTTTCAAGAGACAGCAGGGACAGATAACAAAGATCTTTATCGTGTCGTTTATCTAGGCGAAGGGCCAATAAACGCCGCCACAGAGATCTATTTCAATGACGCACAGCAAACACTATCGGGCGACCTTGATGGCGCTGGCGCGTCAATAAGTTCGGGTTCTTATAGCGGCTATGGAACCTTCAGAGTTGGTGTAAATGGAAATTCTGGATCAAGCTCTAGCGTTGTAAATTTAACGGCAAACACTTCTTGGACGAGCAACCACAAGATGACTGGGAACTCTTGGCTTGCTTATAAATTAGTTCACAACAATGAGGTCTGGACACAGGGCATCCCTCAAGTTCGTGTGAAGGTGCAGGGCCGCAAAATTTATGATCCGAGGCTAGACGGTGGCGGGGTTGGTGGAGGCTCTGGCTCTCATCGATACGACGATGACACAACTTGGGCTTTTTCAAACAATTCAGCACTTTGTGTTCTTGATTTTCTTCTAAACGGAATGTCCGTTGATCCTTCTGATATAGATATGGCTGCAATGAGAGCAGCGGCTGATATTTGTGACGAAAATGTAAACATTCAACTCGCAAATGGATCAAATAGCACACAGGCACGATATACAACGAACGGGGTTTCGTTCTTAAACGATGAAGTCATTGCCACGCTTGAACAGCTTTTAGTACCTTGTCACGGAACCCTTGTCGAAGAAGCGGGTGTTCTTCGTCTTTTAGTTCCAAAGGATAGCTCAAGCGTTGTAGTAGGGCTGACCGAAGATGACATAGTTTCCGAGCTTAATATAAATATAAATTCAGAAGTTGCGGGGCGCATTAATAAAGTTTCTGGGACTTTTACTGATAAAGACAGCGACTTCCAGCAAACAGACTTTAGCCCCATTTCTAGCTCATCATTGATCGCAAGTGACGGGCGAGAGCATTTACAGCAAATAGATCTTGCGATGATAACGGACGAGGCAAGGGCGCAGCGCTTGGCTTCCATTGTTTTGAAAGAAAACTCACTGACGAACACGATGGAATTGGTTTTGAAGCCGAAGTTTTCTTATCTCAAGGTAATGGACGTTGTGACAGTTACTTTTGAGCCAGAAAAGCTTGCCAACGTTGGAACCGATAGCATCGTCACAACTGCCACAAAGTGGCGCATTTCGTCTTATCAACTTACACCAGATGGTGCGGTCAAGATTTCTTTAGAAGAATATGCTGACAGTTCATACACATGGAATACAGCCGACCACGACTATTTAACCAGATCGGCGCTCGCGGATAGCTTTATCGACACGATTACAGCGCCCACATTAGGAACCCCTGTCAAAGAAAACTTCTTGGATGAAGCGGGTAATCAGGTTTTAGCGATGCGCGTTCCTGTCACGCATGGAAGTCATCCAAACTTCACATTTACAGAAATAAAGCTTTTAAAGCATCGATATAATTCTTCGAATGTCTTACAGCAAACAAGCACTTTTGAAAGCGTAAGCCTTACAGAAACAGAAAGCTCTGTCCTGTTTTCTGGGATGTCATCAACTCCGCCAATCGGCTCAAGTTCGGGCGACTATATAAGACACTCTATTAGCGCTCGAACACATACCGAAAACGGAAAAGTTTCCCCTGAAGCGGTTATTAGTCAAGCTGCAATCCTTTCTGGTGGTTATATAAACAAAGACACAACCGCGCCTAGTGTTCCGACTAATGTATCCGCAGACGGAACGTTGAATGCTGTCGTTATTAGCTGGACAAATCCAAGTGACATAGACTTGGGGAGTTCTTCTGTTTACCGAAACACTTCCAACAACTCAGGAACTTCTTCATTTATTGGCAAGTCATCTGGGACTGTGTTTACCGACAGTGGTTTGAACAACTCTCAGTCTTTTTATTATTGGGTTTCTTCCGTAGACCGTGTTGGAAACGAAAGCGCAAAAGTGGCAACGGGACAAGTGACTACGGACGCGGCTCCACCAGCGGGTGCTACGGGGCCAACTGGGCCAACAGGTGCGACGGGTGCGACAGGGCCAACGGGTGCGACAGGCCCAGAGGGTCAAAGTGGGCTTGTCGTAACGCTTAACGGCGCTGATATTATTGTAGATAATATTGATCCAAGAGATAACACTTCTACAGTGCAAACCGCCTTGAATACTGCTTTCTTGGCCGCAAACCCTATGCTTTCTCAGATGAGCGACATCCCAGATGATGCGGTAGTTTGGGCAAGGTTCGTAAACAGCGCCGATACAGAATACGCAGAGGGTCGTGCCCCTACTCAGTTCAGCGCCAGAAAGTGGGTTTATGATGATCAAGATTGGACTGACAATTCTGGAACCTTTGAAAATCCAGCTATTTTCTCGCCTCTTGTTATTGCAGAGGAAGCGGTAGTCAATCACCAGTCAGCGTTATCAATTACAGCGCAACAGCTTACTATAGGCCAAAATATTAATTATCTTGATGGTGGTGGATGGAAGATTGGGAAAACATCTTATTCAGATACCGCAGATGGTTTATGGATTGGCAACCCAGCGGGATCAAGTGAGTTTGCACTTGCAACGGGAGCAAATGCAGGAAGTGCTAACGAGCATGGAATTTTATTTGATATTAATCAAACCAAATTAATTAACCCAACCATTATGTCAGGAACGGGGTCTTTGCAGACAGCCGTTACTGTTACATCAAATATTTCTAACGTAGCAATAAGTGATAGCAACGGAAAGCTTCCCTCAAATACATCACTGCCAGTTACGGGCATTTCGATAGAGGCAGTAGGCGGCGGCGGCGGCGGTAAAGGCGCAGAATATGGTGCTAACGGCAGTAATGGAACCAGCACCTCTTACGTTTTAACTGGGCGTTATTTAGGGGCTTCATCTGCAACAATCATAAGCGTAACTGCGGCGGGCGGTGCGGGGGCAACTAGCGCTGCGGCATGGTACGGAAGCGCTGGCGAAGATAGTGCTTTTGCTTTGGGCGGCGCGGCGGCAAATGCCAGCTTTGGCGATGGTTACGATGGATCGAAGGGATCAGGGGGCGGCGGTGCTGGAGGTAGACAGCCAGCTACTTTTACAAGCTCAACGGTTGGTGGATCTGGCGGTAGAGCTGGAGTTCACGCATCTGACTTTGTGGATCTTACTGGCTACACAGAAGTTTATCTTACAATTACTCTTGGCTCAGGTGGGGCGGGTGGAGCTAGTGCAAGATTTAGCAAATTTGGCGGGGATGGGGGGGATGCAGAAGCTAATTATCAAATCCAAACTTCAAGCCTTGAGCAAGTTTATTTAAGCCCATACTCGCCTATTGGGGTTGGACAAACTTGGACAAATTTTGGCAATGGTTCTGGTAGGTCAAACAGTGTTCACTATAGAAACACAACAGACAAACCCATTGCAGTTAATATAGGAGGCGCGGATGGTGGACCAGGCGCTCTTTATGTCTGGAACAGTCAAGCAAGCACTCCAAGCGGAACGACTGGCTCTATAACGGTTGGGGGAAGCGGTCATGTAAACATATATGAAGCATACGCAAGCGCCATAATCCCAGTGGGCGGGTGGTATTATCTTACTGGAACCACCGATAGAGTGTGGGCTGAATTGAGGTGATAAAATGAAATCTTTTTTTGTTCCAAGCGATAGCTCTTATTTTGTAGAAATATCTGAGCCAAGCAAAAAATTCCTTAAAGATCACCCAAGGCCAGAGGGTGCTATTGAGGTAGATGAAAGGCCAGAAGAATATTACGATTATGTTGATGGTGCATGGGTAGAAAATGCAGACAGGAAATTAAGTGTTCTTTCAGATCGCGCAAGGATAGAAAGAGATAGAAAGCTTTTTTCTGAGGTTGATCCCATAGCCTCGAACAATCTTAGATGGGCAGAATTGACTTCTGAAAAGCAAGCGGAATGGACGCAATATCGCACTGATCTTTTAGATGTTCCCCAGCAGTCGGGATTTCCCACGACCATAAATTGGCCCACGAAACCAGATTAGACATTTAAATTAAAAACTTTATCTGATAAGATTAC